CAATTAGGCATAGAAGCAACAAGCATAGGGTCTGCTGTTTGTGTTGCAGCTCCATGATGTAGATTCATAACATATCTATATTTTTGTGTAGGACTAGTTCCAAATTGACCAGCACCAGCATCTATACCAGTACCATTTTGTGATACTGTATTTAATGAACCTGAGCCTGAAGATATCTTATCTGAACCAATATAACCACCATCCCTAAATCTTGCAGAGTCAGTTAATGGATTGCCATCTAATTCAATAGTTCTTCCAATTATTTCATCACATTCACCAACTGATAAAGCATAGACTACATATAAATCTCTTGAATCATTGGCAGATACATCCATATAGACTATTTGAGCACCGACCCTTCTAGTACCATATATAACAGGTAGCTTGCCTCCAGCAGAAGTTTTATTGGCTAATATATCCTGACCTTTAGCCATCATCTGTTTGGCTTGCATGAAGCCTTTAACACCTACAATTAATGTAGCTGATTGTAATCCAAAACTTACAGGATTGTTTTTTGCATATTCAATTACAGCAGTACCAACATCTAAAAAGAATTTACCAACAGCACTCCAAAAAGACATTACATTCCCCACCTTACATCTGATTTAACTTGAGTTGCAAATTCAAAACCCTTATCTCCAGTACTAAAGCCTTGTTGCGATTCATCAGAATAATGCCTGCCTTTAGTTAAGTTCCAATTTGCCCAATGTGAAGCTACTATTAAAGATAATGTTGAGCCATTTATACTTTCATCTATAGATACGCTTCTTATTTGCCCTGTAAAATAATTTATAGCACCAACAATGGTTTCATCTGAATTAAAGTAAGCTAAATATATTTCCACTCTTTTATCTGTAAAAGAACCATCTTGAACTAAAGACCTTACCTGATCTGTAATATTAGAAAAGCCAATTGTAATTTCATTCACTTCTAATTGTCCTGTTTCCATAATTGAGTCAACTGATAAAAAAGAACCACCAGCTTCATAAGAATTAGAGTCATAAGTAACATCTGAATACCAATCAGTTAATCTAATAGTAGATGACAGGTTAAGTTCAACAAGAAATGCTGTCTTAGTTGCTGTTGATGATACTTGGGTTTGTAAATCAGTAGATAAACTTCTAGGCATTATGTAATAACCTCTCTAACATCAAATGAAATACTATAAAAACCACTGGCATCTGTTGAATACATAATTTCGTTGTTTTCTAAATATACAGTAAAACTTGGTTTGTTTACAGTGACAGCTTCATTATTTGCTAGAGAAGTTACTAGATTTGGGGATATAAGAACAGTTAATGCTCCACTACCATCAGAATCAATATCTGATTGAACCATATAGACCTTACTATGACCTGAAAACTTAATTAAATCTCCAGCTTTTAAAGCACCTGTTTGACTGGCTGTAAAGCCATCTAAGACTATGGAAGCATATCCTGATGTATGTGCTCCAACTACTTGAATATCTGTTTCTGACTTGCCTGCACCTAAGTTATCTAGTGGTGCAACTATTGTAAAGTCCTCAAAAGAACCTTTTTGTTTTTGTAAAAATGCAAATATTTCCTGAGACTTTTCTTGTTGTAATGGTGGCATTGCAACTGTAAAAGAAAAATACTGAGCACCTATTTGTCTGACTTGTTTTTTACCTGATAGTGTTTGATTAACAAGTGTAGGTCTATTGTCTTTAAAATTAAGACTCCTAAAATTTGGGTCTGTTGGAAATTGTCCTGACATTATACTATTCCCATTTTGCCTTGATTATTCATGGCATTGTTTATGATTGATGTTATCAATCCTTTTCTTGATGCTAGTAACTGGTCAAAGCCAGCAGCATCTACTGTTGATATGTTGAAGTTTACTGTAGGTGCTGATTGAGGAGTTCCCATTTGTTTCAAGTCTTGATTACTAACTATTTGACCTGCTTGATTTGGAATGAAAAGCTCTCTTCCTGACTCACCAACCATATATGGCTTGCCCGCATTTACCGAACCGCCAAGAGCCTTTTTACCAAATATACCTTGAAAGAATGATTCTACTCCGCCTGTAAAAGGTTTTAGTATTGCTTCTTGTAAAGCTATTCTTATGATTTGCTCTATTGCATAATCTGCAAAATCTTTAAAAGCCAACTTACCATTCTTCAAACCATCAACAATTGTATCTTCTAATTTTTTTGTTGTATTAATTGCTAGATTAGAAATGGCATCATTAGTCGCACCAAGGCTATCTTTGAATGCAGAAACAGACTCTGACATTCCATTTGTAACATTACCATTATCATCATTAAGATTACCTAACTCAAGATTAAAGTTTTTTGTAGCTTCAATGGCTGCATTAATTGCCTTTACAACTGGGTTGTTTTGAGGGTCTTCCCCATTAACAGCAGTATTTAATTCTATTAATTTTGCTTTAACCTTTGTCATCTCTGTTGTTAAGTCTTCAGCACCAACTATTGCACCTTCAAATCCATCCATAAAAAATTGCTCTTCACTCATGAAGGCTTTTGTTAGCTGATTGTAATATTTTTGAGTTTTCTCAAATTCGACTTTAAGTTTTTCATTTTCAGAGAAAATATCTCCAAAGATTTGTTTACCTATTTTTGTTTGCCCAAACTCAACTAGTTTTTGTTTTATGCCATCAAGAAATGTTATAAAACCAATAAATGATGTTTTCATAAACTCAAGAATGTTTATAGCCAAACTCTTTCCAAAGTTTTCAAATGTTTTGTCACCGCCCTTCATTTCTGAAAGTATTGTTTCAAGTTTTGTTGCCACACCCTCAAGCACTGGAATAAATGCAGCACTAATATTTGCTGTTATTGCTTGTATTTGCTTTTTAAGAACATTCAAAGAATCAGCAAACATTTCTGCTTTTGCAATACTTTGTTTGCTTATAATAATTCCAAGATTTTCTGCTTGTTGTTCAAACTCTCTTAATCCATCAGCACCCTCTTTTAGAGTTGAAACTAAAGATACACCCTCAGAGTCAAAGAATTTAAAAGCTAGTCTAACCCTTTCGCCTGAGTCTCTTGTATTTTCTAAACCATCAGCAACATCAAATAAAATATCTCTGATATCTCTTAGGTTACCATCATTATCTTTTAATTGAATTCCTAATTGTTCAAATGCTCTTTTGGATTCTCCTGTTCCTTTAGCAGCTTCAGCAGCTCTTCTTATAAATCTTTGCAGACCCATATCAAGAGCTTCCACTTTTACGCCAGTTTGTTCAGCAGCAAACCTCATGGCTTGTAAAAACTCAACCTCAATACCCAGCTTATTAGCTGTTTTACCGAGCTTGTCCATAAAGTCTACATTAACTTTAACCAGTGCAGCTAAAGCAGTTGCAGTAGCAGTTGCTGCCAAACCAACCTTAGCAACGCCCATTGTAGCCTTCCCAGCTACAGAACCAACACCTTTAAGTCCCTTGGTTACGCTATCAAAAGCTGCCTTAGTCTTGTTTACTGCTGTTAATGTAAATTTTACTTTTTTATTTGCCATTGTTTCGTTTCTCTTCAGCTAACTCTAGGTAAGCTATCCATCCTTGATATTCTTGGATACTAATTTCTTGGAGTTCCTCTAAGGTTTTTCCAAGTTTTTCAGCTAGTGCATATTGCACATATAAATTAGCATCCTCTATTAGTTTTTTTTCGTTTCCTCAATAGGTTCTTGACCCATGATTTGTTGTGCAACGCTAACTAATATCTCTCTATCAACATTGTTTAATAAAGCATTTTTATCTGCTAAATCAAAAAGTTTATCTCCATTTTCATCTAATGCTTTGTAAATAAGAACATAAGCCATCATTGTTAGATCATCTTCTTTACTCATTTTATAGAGCTTAGAAGTTTCAGCTAGCGTTAATGGCTTACTGTATATTTTTAAGGCTTTGTCATCTTCGCCCCATTCAGGCACTTCGATTACTTTGACATCTTGCTCTGCAAAATGCTTTTTTGCGTTATCTATTGCTGACATTTTCTTATACTTCGTCTGGTGTTAAAGCACCATTGCCCTGTACTGAAATACTAGCTTCAACTAATCCATCAAATGATGCACTTCTTGAAACTCCAGTAACAATAGCTGAACCAGTGTAATAAGTATCACCTGTTGTATCTCCTTCAGGATATACATTAAGAGTTACTTCTGAACCAATGGTTAAAG